AACAAAGCATACGCAGACATATACAACGAAAAAATGTCTTCAAAGCAACCATTTGATCCAATGGAGTTGGCTAAAGATGTGGCAGGAAAGTTTAGTTCAGATATATCTGCCTCTGCGCCAATGCTAACTGTGCAAATGCCAACTGAGCCAAAGCCAACTGAGCCAAAGCCAACTGCGCCAACGCCAAATATGCCAACACCACAATGGCAAAAAGATGTAACAAAAATATATCCAAAGATTGGCGAAAGGGGAACGCCAGAAAACGACGCATACGTAGCTGAATACAAAGACAGGATGTCGTCAAAGCAACCATTTGATCTAATGGAATTGGCTGACGATGTAATGGCAAGGTTTGTTCCAAATACTGGATCAAATACATCTGGGGCTGCGCCTGCGCCAACTGTGCAATCTGGAATGTCTTCCGGCAAAATGCCAGAGCAACGTCCTGCTCTTCCGCCACTAATCGCTAAGACAGACCCCTTTGGGACAATGTTGAATGATCGGCCAGGAGGTGGCAGAACCTACGAAAGCCCATTTTTACAACCAAGACCAATGGGAAGCGGAACTCTTTCTCAAAGACCTACGCCAACGGCTCCAGGAGCATCGGAACGCGTAGCGGCTCGTCGTGCAATCAGAATGAACCCTAAAAGCACCGAGGTAGCGCAACGTTTTGCAAGAGGAATTGGTGGGGCTCGTAACAATGATAGCTGGGCACCTTAAAAATGAAATCACCTTTTGATCAAAATCCAGAGCAGGAACCAAGTTCGGATCAGTCATACGAAAGAAATCTTGCGCGCAATTATCCGGCGGACGAACGGGCCGGAATACGTGCGTCCGATCAACGTGCAGCTTATCAAGCGGCTACGCTTAAACTAAATGCAGAAAAAGAAGCGCAAAATGTAAAGGATACCAGTATTCGGCTTGGAATTGAACAAGCAAAAGAAGCTAGAGCGGTAACAGCCGATACACTTGCTAATGCAAGAAGCTCTGCTGAGAATGCCTTTAAAGAAAGGGAACGAGAATTTGAGCAAAAAGCAGCCGAACAAGTTGCACCAATGCTTCAGGAAATTAAAAAACGACGCAACCCTGCTGGTTACCTATCATTTGCAGACCAAACCGAAATTGATTTAATGTTTACATTTGCTTCGCAGAGCAAAAATCCAAACATTACAAAAATGAGAGATCAAGAAAGGTCATTGGCAACAAATGTTATGGAAAGGGAAGCTGCAAATTTAGAAATTCGTGCTAAAGAAAAACGCGCTAAAGAAGAAATAAATAGAAAATTTGTTGAAGATCAAAACGAACTGGTCGTGCAAAATCAAGCGGCTGGACAACTAGCTAAAGTTTTAAAGCTAAAACCAACTGGTATAAGCAATGGCAAGGTTGTGTTTGGCAATGAAGAGCCAGTGGATACTGGAACGCGCATCGTTACCACCCCTCCTTCTGGACTACCGACCGTTAGCGAAAAAACGCCTATGCCACCAGCAGGTAAGCCTACACCTGCTGCTCCTGCATCTACACGGCCAATTTTTAAGGACGCCAAAGGAAAGAGGGCATATAGAAATCCTGACGGAACATTTGAGGAAATTCCCTAATACATGGCTTTTGATTCCTCGTCCGCACTTCTTGAAGAACCAGTAGGTTTTGACGCATCGACAGCAGTTGAAGATACTGAGTTTGACGCATCAACAGCAGTTGAAGATACTGAGTTTGATGCGTCTAGCGCGCTGCCAGAAGATTCTACTGTGCCAATAACGCCAACCTCCAATGTTATTGCCAACATGGGTCGCAGCTTTCTTGGCGGTGTTGCCGGAGGAGTGGCTGATATTGTGGGTGGCGCAGCCGGTATATTGGCAGGGCCAGGGCGAAGTGACGCAGAAGACATTGCGGAGTTTGAAACAAAGTCAGCGGCGCTTTCCGCCAAGCCATCAATATTTAAAGACTTCACGGAAGAACAGATTACCGGGATGCAAGCTGCGCCAGAAGGTTATCGCACGCCACAGGAGGAGGTGCAGCTTGCTTCTTATGATAGCACGCTGAAAACTTTGCGTGAACGGCAGGCAAAAAACGCTCCGATTCAGCAGGGACTTGAAGACTTTCAAAAACTTTCATCCGAAGCCTCGAAAGAGGCGCAAACCTTTTTCGGCCAAGACCCAGCGCGACAGGACGAGTTCCTTTCCAAACTTGCTGCCGGGGCTGGATCACTGCCACCCTACATCGCCAGCAGTATTGCGGGCGGTCCAGTATTGTCTATGATGACTGGTGCATTGCAAACCGGCCAGAACGAATACAACGCGGCTATTGAGGCTGGCAGACCAGACCTTGCCGACGAGGCGATGGTCAAAGGCATGGGTATTGGCTTGACCGAAGGAGCGGGCGTCGGCGGTGGGCTTGGAAAAGCGGCACAGGGCTTTGCTGCGAAGGCGTTGGTGACTCTCAAAAAAGGTTTTGAGGAAGGTGGGCAAGAATGGGTGCAGAACACGCTTTCTAATTTAAACGCTTCTACATTTACCGGATACGATCCGGCGCGCCCCGCGCTCAAGGGCAGCGGAGAAGCGTTTGCTATTGGCGCAATTCTTGGTGGTGGCGTTGAAGGCGCAACGCAGCCGTTCCGTAGCGACAAAACAACCACACCGTCAGTCGCACCAGAAACTGCTGCCGCCGTGGCGCGCACGCAACCTGTCACTGTGACTGTGCCGGAAGTTGCGCCAATCCAGCAAAAACGCGAACCGACATCAGCGGAAAAGGCATTTGATGAAATGGCAGGAATTTCAGGAACATTGCCAAGTGGCAGTCTTGGCCCACCTGATCCAATCGTTGTAGAAGCCGAAGCAGTTGGAGCGACCCAGACTGCCGCCGCGCTTAACCAGACAATATTGCCAACCGAAACGCAACCCGCTGCTATCTCTACACCACCAAAAGCAGCGCCTGCTGTTGTTGCGCCGACTGTAACACCAGCAAATATTAACGCTGCAATAGACTCGGTAATCACGACAGGGATAGATGAGGGAGCAGCAAGGATGGAGAAACAAGGCCGCGATCCTGAAGCATTTCGCCGCACTGTTGATCCTGTCAAAAAAGGAACTGTTGCAGTGCGCACACAAGCTGCGCTTAAATATTTATACCTAAAAATACGGACAGTTACAGGAGGAGAATATGACGGCTATTTAGTCACCGATGCGGACGCCGCTACTGCGGAAGTTTCTAACGCCGCAATTACTGCCAGACCCCAAGGAGGTTGGTTTTATAGAGGGCCAGCAAGTTTGATGTATCCGACAGGGTGGGGAGGAAGAAAAGGAAATGTAAAGTTTTCGGCAAACGTGACAATGAGCGCGGGGTTAATATCCGATTTGGACACATTTGTAAGTAATTTACAAAAACAAGGCGTTGACGCTTATTACAAAACACCAGATTCGGCTGCGGGATGGGAGTCCAGACATGATCCTGTTTCAATCTACTCAAGCGACACTTTTACCCCTGCTCAAACCGCTGCTCTTGCGGCAATACTGTCTCCTCATGTTCGATCTAATTCCGCTTCAGTAAACGAACTTACGGGAAATAAAATAGCAGATGGACTTTTTGAAGATGCAAACCCGTCTAAACAACAACTTGCGGAAGCTATTGCAAAAGCCAAATCGGTTGGTGGCGCAGAGTTTGGAGCAGCAATTGAGGCTTATCTTGGTAATAAGGCTTCTACCGGCCAGCTAAAAGCCGTAAATGATTTACTAAATTCTGCGTCTCAAACAACAGCGGCTGCGCCAGTTGCTGCAACGCCGCCCACCGTAACGCCGCCCACCGTAACGCCGCCCACCGTAACGCCGCCCACCGTAACGCCAGCCCCTAAGACCGAAGCGGTAACAATAAGTGATATTACAAAAAGGTTTCCAGATGGCTTTCCTTCAATTGCCGAGCTTGAAAAGATAGCTCAAGACTTAGGGATTGATTCTGAAGTAAAGGTTAAAAGAGGGTCCTCCGAAGCTATTGCTAAAGCAAAAGCCGCTGGAGAATCGACTGCTGATGATTACATCCAAGTGCAACTCATGGAGAGGATCATTCAAGCGGAACGTGCCGCGCCAGCACCTGTTACCCCAGCACCCGTAGCAACCGCTCCGCAGTCACCTGCACCCGTAGTGCAGGCGGCTGCGCCAGTGGCAAGAGCCATGACGCGTTCCGAAATAAACGAGCGGATTGCAGTGTTGTTGAAAGCCCCAGCAAAGGCAGGCGGAAAACCGCGTGTTTCATTTAAGACGCAAGCTGAAGAAGCGTCGTTCCGTAGAGGATTTGAGGCCGCAAATAAAAAGCCCGGTGAGTCGCCACCAGAACAGCGCCCAGGAGTTCCAGCTAAAGAGCAAAAAATTTACGACGCTTTTTCGCAAGGGTGGAGTCAGGCGCAGACAACCATTCGTTCACTCAATCAGCCTACCCCCGCGCCAGCACCTGTTGCCACAGCGCCCGCAACACAAGCGCCCGCAGCGCAGGCGGCTGCGTCGGAAGTAGCCGCGCCCGCTCCCGTAGCACCCGCAGCACAGGGACCTTCGCAAGTATCGGGAGCAGAAAAAACCTTGGCTGAAACAAAATCTAAAGCGAAACCAGACAAAATTGAGTCTGCTTTTGACAAGGCAATTGATGCGTTAAAACCCAGCAAAGGCACGCTTTACGCCGATCCGTTATTTATTCAGACCGTTGGCCGTCCCGCACTGCGCGCAGCACTGCAAGTGGCGCGTGCTGCCTACCGCGCCGGAAAGACCGTGGCGCAGGCTGTGGCAGAGGGTATCGCACACCTAAAAACTCTGGTCAAGAATCTGGACGAAGCCAAGGCGCAAGAGTTCTTTGCTGAAGCCGGTCTGGATGATGGCTTGCCGATGCCCGGCGAACTCGTCGAAGGCGGACGCGAAGGAGAATACTACACCCGCGTAGCCGAGCGCGACAAAGGCACATTGAGCGACAACGCAATGAAAGTTGTTCGCAACCGCACTACGCTGCCGGACACTTTCAAAAAGGATTTGGACGAAGCCGCAAAGATACTGCTTGAAACCAATGAAGGCGACTTGCGTTCCGCACTGAATCGCTCCAAGGAAATGAGCGCATCTGGCATCAAGGACTACTTCAGCGGACTCACAGACCGCCGCAAAGCCGCTCTGCTTTTCCTGATAGCACAAAACGCCGCCACTCAACGCGAGACGGCTACCGACCCGAAACAAATTGCGGCACTTAAGGATATTGAGGCCGAGGCTATTGCGGACTTTACCGACATGATGAGTCAGGGTGGTAAGCTATTGAACATTGCGGGTCAGCTTTACGCCGCTATGCCGATGTCGCCAGACGCGCAAGTTATGGCAGCAGAAAAGTTGCTAGCACGGATGACTGGAGGAAGGGCTGCGGAGGTAGAGGCAGCGCAATTTATGGAGGGGCTTTCGGAGGCAATGAAGAAGCAACTTGCCGAGGCCATGTTGGGGCAACCGTGGAATGTGGTGAGCCAGTTGGAAATGGTGCGCGTCATCGCAAAACTGGCAGCAGAAGGTTACGCAGGGAAACTAAATTTTGAGTTCAAAGTTACGCCACCATCAAAAGGGACGCGCCAGATTGTGCTTCCTGGACTGGCCGGGATGCGTGAATCGCTTGCTTCGATGTTGGCAAAGGGACTGGAGAGGAATTGGTGGCAAGCGCTTGCCGGGCCTCGCGCTCCCGTAGGGCCACTCACTGCGGGCGTCAACTCTACGCAGAACCAGCTTGCCGGGATTCTTCGGCAAGTCATGGAAGCCAGAAAGCTCGTCAACAAGGAGCAGGCGGCAAAGCTCACCGATGCGGAAAAGGTCGCGATGTTCATCGGCAAAAAGCAACTCAGTGAGGAAGCCGTTGCCAAGCTGGACGAATCCGTTTCCGAAGAAATCGAGAAGCAAGCCACGGAGGCAATAGAGGCGGCGGACGATGCCAACAAGCCAGCCGTCAAGGCGCAATGGGCGGCAATCCGCGATGCTTGGGAAGAAGCCACTTCATCCATGAAGAACCGCCCGGCATCCAACGCTACGATGCGGCGGATGATCCACGCGGAGGCGAAGGAATCGGGGGTGGATTGGGATGCCGAAATGGACGCTGCTAATGACGCTGCCTTGGCGCAACGGCTTGCAACGGCACTGGTAGAGCGCGTAAAAGCGGAAACATCCGGTGAGAAGTTGCCGGGCTTTCCGGCGCTCGATCTGGAATCATTGCGCTCGGCAGCGCTAGAGCAAGCGCAAACGGTGGTAGCAGCAAATCGCATTAAGTACACGGAGCGAATGATTGCCAAGGCACAGGCAGAGTTCAACAAGGCACTGGTGAGCGCCGAGTACGCAAAGCAGGCACCGCAACGGGAGGCCGAGGCTATTATTCGCGCTCATTCGCCGATTATTGCAAAGCTGAACCTACCGGATTCCGTGCGAAAGGCGGTTCGCGACCTGTTCACCGAGCAGTTCCGCGCCAACCCTGAGCGAAATCAAGCAACTTTTGAGCGCGACATGACCGCGCTAGGCGTTCCGGCAGAAGCGGCTACCCGTCTTTACCAGATTGCCAACACTAGTCGTGGCATCCGCGAAGCCGCGCAGAAACTCGCGCAATACAAACGTGCAACCGGCAAGACCGCACAACGGCAGGCCATGAGCGACGAGATGAAGGCGGCGGAGGAATCTATCCGAAACATCCTGATGAACAAGGGACGCCAGACTTGGGATCAGGTGCGTGACAACCTTATAAACGGCGCGCTCAACCGGATGCCATTTGCTACTACGGCAGAGAGGGATGCAGCGGCGGATGCAATGATTGCCGACTTCAAGGCGCGCATGGATAAAGCAAAAGCGGTGCTACTCAAGCAACTTGAAAAAGGTACACCAACAGAAAGAAAGAAGACCAAAACCCTTGGCGAAAAACTGTTTAAACTTTTTGAAATTGGCGCGTTGGACAACGACGTTGCTACCCGTCTTTTCATGGAGAAAGCCGGAGTGCAGGAGTTCACGCCAGCGTTCCGCGATAAGCTAAAGAAAATGTATGAGGATGCAGAGGCAGCACCAGAAGGGATGCCTCGCGACCGCGTACTTGGGAACGTCGCTGTAGAAATTGCCCTTGCAAATCCTAAAACCTTTAGTTTCTGGTGGAACCTTGCTATGTCGATCAGCTACGGAAACATCCTTGGCGCTTTTACCACTATCTTTGTTAACAACCCTCTTGGCTCACTTGCAACATCGCTGGAAATGGTTGCAATGGGATCGTTGTCGAACAAGGGGGCTCGCGCAGAAACATTTAAAGGCGCTGTAAAAACGTGGGCTCGTTCGTTTGGCGACGGTGTAGCCATGATGCGTGATCTATGGAGTACTGGCGAGAACCTGCAAAAGATCAGCCAATTCGATTCCGCGCTCGTTAATAGCCCTGTTGAGTTGCTAGCGAAAATGGCGGAAGACCCATCTTACCCAAAATCGTTCAGAGTTGCGGCCAAGGCGGTATCGCAATACAAGTGGGTTATGCGCTCTATGATGGCGGCGGATGCGGTGATTCGTTGGCCTGCGCGTGAGGCATTGCGATTTACTCAATCAGCCGCTATTGCCAAAGATACGCGTAGGCCAGGACAATCGCTGGAAGACGCTGTGGACGAACTAAATTATCCCGGCGGGCGGTTGGCAGCGTTGAAGGAATCACGCGCACAGGCGGCACAAGAGCTTAAGGATGGCACGTTAAAAACTAAACAAGACGAACGGCTGCGTGTTATTCAGCTACTCCAATCTAAGCTCTCGCCGGAAGGAACGGAAACGGCGTCGGAATCTGACGAGTTGGCTAACTACGGCTCACTGCTCAACGACCAACCACAGGATTTTATTGGCGTTATTGCCAGCGGCATTTTGAAGATAGCGTTCCCAAGCAACACTAAGAGCGATTTGCAAAAGGCTCTTGGCGGTGCGCTACAACCATTTGTGCGCTTTGTCCGCACCAGCGCCAACGCCACTCGCGTAATGCTGGACTACTCCGTTGGCTACGGTGCGTTCCGCTACATGACGCGCAACTGGCCCGTAATCGGCGCGGAATCGCTGGCTGGTGGAGTCAATCTTATGGAGGGACGCGCAGGCGATAAACTCACCCAAGTACGCATCCAGCGCGCCTATCTTGGCATGGCGCTTTACGCCGGACTCGCTGCTATTTACGCCGCCATAGACGATGAGGAAGACCCTTACATTGACTTTATTGGCAGCGGACCTACCACGCCAGATGAGCGTCGGCGCGTGCGAGAATCCGGTGTTCGTTTTAATTCCATCAAGATAGGAGACATTTACGTTCCTACAAACGTAGGCCCGTTGCAACCGCTAGCCGGAATCTTGGGGCCGTTTCAGCGGATGCGCGACAATAAGAAATACCCAAAAGCAAAAGATGAATTTGATGAGCGTGTGCCTGAGACGGCTGGCGTAGCAATAGCAAAGGGTATTGCAGACGCAATGAGCAACCAATCTTTTACTCGTTCGTTAGCCGACCTACTCACAATGGCTAACACCGGTAAAACTTCGTTTGGTGAAACACCGGATGAGTTTCTTGGCAAAACCTTGGCGCAATTTGTGCCAGGAAATTTGCGCGGACTCTCGCAATTGGATGAGATTGTTAGAGGCAAAAAGGAACGCGCTGATGGATTTTTTGACACGGCAACAAACTCCATTGCCTTTTACGCTCCAAATGGTCGCGCCACCACAATCCTTGGAGACAAGGTGGATGCCGGAAAATCCATAGCCCAAAAGGCTGGCGAAAAAGTTTTCCAATTTACCACAATTGCCGATGACAAAACTTTGCAATTTGTTGTAAAAAACGGACTGTCTATACCGGATCGAAAACGCAAACCCAGCGATGGCAAGCGTCAAACTTATCTTGAGTATTCCGCCTACGTGCAAGAGAGCGGTAAGATGATGCGGAACTGGCTGGAAACAGAGAATCCAAAAACTGGCAAGACCGGAATGGAAATGTTGCAAGCTATTCCAGACAAAATTACCGTAGAAAAAGGCAAAACAATTAACTTAAGAAAGCAAGAAATGAACAAGTTGTGGGTTGATTTTCGCGAAGTTGCACTAACAAAGCAATGACCGCTAAAGCCAAGCCCGCGCCGCGCATTAGTTACGACAACTTTGCGTTGCCTCCCGGTTACGAGCCGTGGCATCTGTGTTTAACCAAGTTTGGACTTGGTAAAGGCGAGGAAAAACTAAAATGGTTTAAGCGTCTTGTTACTGAGCTTTGGCCAGAACCGCTATTCATGTGGGACAGGTGGAGCGACCTGTTCTTTGGCGCGTTGTGCGGTGCAAAGGAAACTGTTGAACAAACTATTGGCGCAAAGATTGAATCCGATTATCCGTGGTGGGAGCAATTAACAGCCACAGGAGCGGCGGGAACGGGCAAAAGCTCTAGGGCCGCGCTGTGGGTTCTTTGCAACTGGCTGTGCGCTCGCGAGCATACAACCTGTATGTTGACCTCAACCAGCGTCACTGCGCTTAAGCAGCGTATCTGGAGCGAACTGGTGGATTGGATACAGAAGTGTAAGCAGCCATTGTCTGACCCCACGATTGGCTGGCTACAAATTGTGCCATCCGACACCATTATTCGGTGGAGTGGTGAGGATACAAAAAGCGCCATCTTTGGGCGTGCAGTCGATCAAGGTGGTTCTGTGGATAATGCGGTTGGGCGCATCAAAGGTATTCACAACCGTCGCGTGTTTGTTGTGACGGATGAAATGACGGCTATGCCCGAGGCTATTGCCAAGGCGTGTCGCAACTTGGATTCTGGCACAATGGAGTTTCAGTTTATCGGACTAGGCAACGCCACTGACTATTCTGATCAGCATGGAATTTACTGTGAGCCTGTGGACGGATGGAACAGCGTTACGGTGAATGACGAGTTCTGGTTGACCAAGCTGGGCGGTTGTTGCGTGCATTTGGATGGTCACAAGTCGCCATCATTAGATAATCCGGCCAAGTATCATTTTTACATCGGACGCAAAAAGCTGGAAAAAGATGCGCGCTTCTTTGGTGGCGAGAACACCCCTGACTACTGGCGCGAGTGCCGAGGCTTTTGGGCACCGTCTGGATTGTCCACAACGGTCATGGATGCGTTCCTGCTATCACAGTTCAATACCGCTGACAAAGCTGTGTGGAAGGCTCGCTGGGAGATGGGCGCTGGCTTTGACGTAGCGTTTGAGGGCGGTGACAGGCGCGTGCTTTATCCGTTCAAGTTTGGCGAGTTTGCCAGCGGCGTTAAAGGCATTGAGTTTCAAGCCCCGGTCATTGTGAACATCGACATGACGCAGGACAAACGCTTCATCCATTACGGCATTGCTGCTGCCGTGGAAGAGACATGCCGGAACTACAAGATTGACGGCAAGCCGCATCCAATCCTGCCCCACAACCTGGCGTGTGACGTAACAGGCGAGGGCGCAGGTCCGTTCGGCATTATGTCTGGAAGCTGGTCACGCGACATTATTCCGGTGGAGTTCGGTGGCGCAGCGGAAAAGACGGCGGTATCCGCAGACCGACCAACAACGTGGCATGAGCTTTACGGAAACAAAGTGACGGAAATCTGGTATTCAATGCGTCGATTTATTGAAGGCGGACAAGTGAGAGGGCTTACCGACGCTGACACAATACGCGAGTTGACTTCCCGCGATTACGTCCGTAAGAACAACAAGACCCATGTGCTGCCCAAGAGCGAGATGAAGAAGCTCAAGTCTCGCAGTCCCGATTTGGCGGATGCAGCTTGCATTGCCGCCTTTGTGCTTCGCAAAAAGGGGATTATGCCAGCAAGCGTAGCGGACAATGTGGTGATAGACTCAAGCGCATGGAACGCGGCTGCTGAGAAAATGAACATGGAAGGAAACGAATCAGACTACGAAGATTCAACTTCGGCTTTTGCAATATGAACGAGATGACGCTAACCAACAAAACAATGGTGCCGCCTGGGGGATACCCGTTTAAACATCCAGCTACCGGCCACAATTTCAACAGTGGCACATACTCCCTCTTGCTTGGGCAGGTTCGTGACTACTGCACCGCCAACGGTTTCCCGCCAATTGACGAGCTAGACATTGAGCAATACATCTGCGAGCAGCTTGGAGCAAAGACCGCTCGCCGTTTTTGTTCTGGTGACGGCATTTCGGTTGACGGAGTTGATTTAGACTGGCGCGATATATGGAACGGCACAAAGGTTATGGCGTCATTTATTGCTGGTGGACGCCAAACTGTGGATCGCGCCGAGGCCGAACGACGTGCCGCTATATGTTTCTTGTGCAGCCGAAACGCTAAATACTCTAGGCCATGTGGAGGAGACTGCACAGAGCTTGCGGAACTGATTGTTTCCGTTGTTGGCGGTGAAGGAACATCCATAGATTTGGACCTCCACGCCTGTTCGGTGTGCAAATGCAGCAACAAAGCACAGGTCTGGGTGCCGATTGAGCATCTAAAACGTGGCGTTACACCGGAAATGATGGGGCTTTTCCCACAAAAATGTTGGAAAAAACAAGAAATTGATGCGCTGGACGCAGAAACAAATTGACTACTTACGTAAATAACGTAAAAACCACCTACAGATGTATAACCAAGAGACTCCAGACGGAAAACTTGCTGACCTAACCGAGTCGGGTGAGGTGGTAAAATCTCGCGTCTCGGACCCTAAACATGCGTTAAAAATCTGTCAGCGATTTGTCAACGACGACAGGCTGCGGGCTGCTCGTCGGGCCAAGGTTCAAGGCGCATTTGACGGCAACGCGCCAAAGGCGCAGAACGATCTTGTTCGGGCTGGGCGTGGCAACGACTCCAATCTAAACTTTAAGCGGCATCGCGGGAACATTATGAACGCGTGGACGCCGTTCTTTGACATGGTGTGCGAGGTTCCTTTGTGCATTGATGGCGATTTGGAATATGCGGACTCGGCGCAGGACGCAGAATTGATGCGTGGATTTGCTGAGTATTTCCACAGCATGGTCTTCAACTGGCGCGGGTTTGATGACATGAGCCAGCTTTGCGACTTGCAGATGCTCCTGCATGGCCCTGGCATCTTGGCGTGGGAGGATTCTCTGGACTGGCGACCAAAAGCAATTCTGGCTGGAAACATCTACTTCCCAGACGGCACCGAGATTTCTTTGGACAATTGCGAGATGGCAATGGTCTTTACGCCAATGAGCGCCGGGCAGCTTTGGCGCAAGATTGAGAACGAAAAGGCAGCAACGGCAGCGGGCTGGAATGTTGCGGCAGTAAAATCTGTCATCATGGATAGCGCCAACAACAACAGCGATGCCTACGGCTGGAATCGCGATTGGCAGAGGTGGAATCAGGCGTTCAAGAATGGCGACATCTACGTGACCCAAACGCAGACCAAAAGAATCTCGCTTTACACGTTGTTTGTTGAGGAAATGGACGGAACAATTTCTCAAAAGATTGCTCCTGCAAAAGACGGGGTAGCAGATTACGCGTTTCTTTTTGACAGCGAAAGCAAGTATGAGGGGTGGGATCAGTGCCTTTGCTTGTTCCCTTACGACATTGGAGCGGACGGAACGTATCATTCTATCAAGGGGCTTGGCACAGACATCTACCCGTTCTGTGCGTTGCTTAACCAGATCGACAACAGCATTGCCGATCTTGTGGTGACGGGCATTAAGCCGATGTGGCAACCGACCACAAACGCCAAGCTGGAAGACTTTAAGATGGTCAAATGGGGTGGCGGCAACTTCATCCCCAACGGGATCAATCCGCTCCAATTGAACATGAGTCAGGGGATTAACCCTGCGCTACAGGTTTCTGCCGCGTTTACGCAAACGCTAATTCAGAACACGGCAGCATCTAGCCAGCAAGATTTGGGCGCTCCTACGGTGGAGGAAACTGCCAAGGGCGCAATGATCCGCGCTGCTGAACGCGCAAAAATTTCCAAAGGTTTGTATAACCGTTACATGCGGTGCAAAGACCGGCAGTATTCGGAAATGTGGCGCAGGGCGACAAACCCTAATTTAAAGTCGTATCATCCAGGCGCAAAAGAAGCGTTAAAGTTTCAAGAGCGATGCTATATGCTCTGCGACAAACTTGGAGTTGAACGCGAAGCATTGCAGGCGGTTACGAATATCCGCGCCAATCGTTCGCTGGGACTAGGAAGCGCAGCTATGCGGATTGAAATTGTCAATCAGTTGATGGCAAACATCGACCGCTTTGATGAAATTGGACAAAACGAAATCAAGCGCCAGTTTGTTTCCGTGATGACAAGTTACCACAGTGTGGACTCAATCATTCCCAGCATTACAACTGGGCGAGACGCTACAAACGATTCCGCATTGGCGGCTCAGGAGGACAATGGTTTCTCCATGTTGGGCGAAGAGGCACAGGCCATAGTAGCGCCAAGACAGAATCACGTTCTCCACTTGGAGGTTCACATTCCGTCTATGCAGAAAGACATGGAGATGTGTCAGGCTGGAGAGCAGGAACCAGAAGAATGCTACGACCGTCTGGAAGCAAAAGGCAAACATGCGGAAGAGCATCTTGCAAGATTGGCTTCAAATCCCACACGCCAACAAGAATACAGAGCGTTCAATGGCGCACTTGATGAGTTGGCTGCGTTTAAGGACGAGATTCAAGCCATGCTGGAACAGCAGGAAGAAGACGCGCCGCCGCCGCCCGATCAGCCAACGCCGGAGATGGCGAAGGTGCAGGGCAATCTGGAAATCAAAGCGCAGAAGGAACAATCTACGATGGCGCTTCGTCAACAGAAGCAACAGTTTGAGCAACAGATGAAGTTGCAACAGGCGCAATTTGACAAGGCTCTGGCTGATGCCAAGGCTGCGGCAGACATCAATCGTTCTACAGCAGAGAGTCGCGCTTATACCGCGATGGACATGGAGAAACGAAAACCAAAAATTGAAGAAACCGAAGTAATTGAAGAACCGATGAGCAATGACTAAAGCAGATTTCATTAAAGAGTGGGGCGCTGACTGGCGCAAACTGGCAGGCAAACCAGTATTCTCGGCGTTGCTATCAGCGATAGACGACGAAAGCCCTTCGCGAATTATTACAGCGCGAAGTGATGCAGATGTGCTACATGGCGGACCTGTGCTTGCTGCTGAGATTCGTGGACACGAACGGCTGCGGGCTTTTCTGGTTTCCCTTTCCACAGAGCAAGACAAACACTTTGAACCAGACGACAAATTCTCCGAGTCAGAAACCATCTAATACCAAAACAATATGAGTACCACCATTGCAGAAACATCGCCAGCCGAAACCAAATCAAGTCCGTTTAGTGCGGCATTAGAAAATGCGTTTAAAGGAGATAACGCTTTGCCTGTTGAAACCGAAAGCCCATCACAGGAACCAGTTAAGGTTGCAAAGGAAAGCTCCAAGTCGGTTCCTGACGCTTTGTTCAAAAGGCCCGACTCCGATACCCGATCCGTTGAAGAATCGTTGCCAGAAAAAACTGCTGCGGATGAAATTGCCGAGCCGCCAAAACTGGATGCCAAGGGCAAAGCTGGCTGGGAGGCATTGAAGAAAACAGCGCGAGAAGAATCCACCAAACGGGCGGAACTAGAACGGCAAATTGAAGATTGGAAATCCAAAGGCCGCGATCCTGAGACACTGGAAAAACACCTTTCCGAGCGCGACAAAAGAATTGCTGACTACGAAGAGCGTGTTGCTCGCGTTGATTTGGAGCTTACAGAGAGCTTCAAGCGAGACATCATTGAACCGCGCCAAAAGGAAATTGGTAAAGCCAAGGCGCTTGCGGATGAGATGGAAGTCAATCCAGACGAAATGAGTTCTGCTCTTAACTTGAGGGGCAAGGCTCGTTCTAATGCGCTTCGTGAAATGGGAATTGATCCTGATGGCGGTCGCATTAGCCGTATCATGGACAACCTGGACGAACTCCATGATCGTGCCGAGTATGATCGTGCAAATGCCAAGCAAGCTCTGGAATACCGCATTGAACGCGAGCGACTGGATAAGCTGTCCGAGCATGGCGAGTTTGTAAAAACCAAGTTCTTGCAATTTGATGACATGACCAAACGGATGCGATCAAAGCTGGAAATCCTAAATCAAGTAGATGGGCATGAGGACTGGAACACCAAGTCAAGGGGGGTCGTAGAAAGCGCACGCGCCTACATTCAAGACAATCCTTATGCCGATGTAGAAGCGGTAATTGAGGCGAAATCCATGCCAGTATATCGCGAACTGTTTCTGGAAACCCGCGAGCGTGAGGCTGCGCTGGAATCCAGGGTGGCAGAAATGGAGAAGGAGTTGAAAGCCATTCATGGACGCTCGCCCTCTCTGACGCAACGAGGACAGGCGGCAACCACTGGCAATTCAAAACCGTTTAGCTCTATGATCGCGGAGGCGTTTGGACAATGATTCTTGTCATTGCGTTCTGTCATAAAGACAAAGCAAAAGCCGTTCGTCTTGCCAACTGGATTGCAGAGTTGGGTGGCACTAACAAACATGATCTTTTGCTTGGGTATCACGAAGACACCACACCGGACCCAATTCACGAAATCCTTAAGCCCCACTTCAACCACGTTGGCGGATTCAAGATCAGCGACTCGGAGACAAACTATCCTGCAATTGCCAATATCATGTGGCATGAGTGTTTGAAAACCGTTGCAGATCAATTTAATGTCCCGTGGTTTTGGATGGAGCCAGACGCCGTTCCGTTGACACCGGATTGGCTAGACAAAATTGAGGACGAGTATCTTAAGGCCAAGAAGCCCTTTATGCTTGATCGCGTAATTACGCCAACACGCTCACACAACAGCGGCGTTGGAGTGTATCCTGGCAGAGTGCGCGACTACACTACGCGCCTGTGGGAGCTTTCAAACATGCCGTGGGACGTGTTTCTGGCCGAAGATATCACGCCGTTTACACATCACACAGAACTAATTCACGACAAATTCTATCGTGTTTGGGACGACCCTGACAGCGGGCCTCCAGTTTTTCCTGACGCTAATTCTCTTTCCATTATTGAACCAAGTGCCGTGTTGTTTCATCGAAACAAGGACGGCAGCTTGATTGAACGTCTTCGCGAATCGCGGGGTAGTGTAAGTGTAACACACCCCGTTCTCATCGGCGGGGAGATTGCCGGTGCAACCCCGGCCCCCGCAACTGTTGATGTTGCCGCAATGCTTCGTCAAATCGCTGAATTGCAGGAAAAGCTAAAAGCGCAAACTGTAACAACTCCGGTTACAGATGGAAAAAAGCAGCGCACGCCAACGCAGATTCAAGCCGCAAAAGACCGCATGGCAAAAGCGCGAGCAGGGAGAAAACCGTGAACTGCGACATCTTCATTCGTAGCTACGAAAAGGATTTCGAGTGGCTAAAATACTGCCTTCGTTCAATCCAGAGATTTGCTACCGGATTTAGAAACGTAATTGTGGTGGTTCCAAATGGGCAAACGCCACCAACCGGACCAGTCGAAAAGGTTTTCTATGTCCATGAAGGATGCGATGGATACATGCACCAGCAACTAACCAAGCTGCACGCGGACTGCTTTTCCGACGCCGAGGTGTTTCTGTTTATGGACAGTGATACCATATTCACTCGGCCAATTTCGGCCCGTAATGCGTTTGATTCGTGGCTCTACACACCATACTCCAGTCTAAATGATCCAAACACGATGACATGGAGGAAGGTTGTGGAGAAAGCCATCGGAGTATTTCCAGAATACGAGTTCATGCGAAGGCATCCGTTGAGCGTCCAGAAATGGATGCTGCAAGGATTGCGCGACTTCTTTTGGCAGAAACACGGCATGAGCTTGGAAAGCTACATCATAGCGCAGCCGGGCCATGAGTTCAGCGAGTGGAATGTCATCGGAGCGTGGCTGTGGTATTTTCATCGCAGCAAGGTGCAATGGCAGAACACCGACGAGAAATTGGGAGTTCCGTTTGTCCATCAGTCGTATTCTTGGGGTGGACTCAACGATGATATTCGCAAGAACCTAGAGGCGGCGCTGGCATGAGCAATGTGCTTGTGCTTGTTCTAAGTTCTCGCCGCGAACCGTGGGGCGATCTGATGGATGTCTCACTGGCAACGTGGGATGCTGACCCCCATCCTGATGTGCAGACGCTTTACTACTGCGCCCACGGCAGCAATCAGCTTATCCGTGACAATGTGCGCTATTCGGCAATGGAAGATTCTTTGGAGAATATCAGCCCACGCACTTTAGAAGCGTTTGGATGGGCGCTGGAACTGCCGGATTGGAAGTATTTGGCGCGACCTAACTCAAGCTGCTACGTCCATAAGGGTAATCTAGCCAAGCATTGCGACACGTTGCCGGAGACGGACGTATTGCGAGGTGCATGGGCTGGCGGTGATTCCGCCAATCCGTCTGTTGGATTTCTATGGGGAGGCGGTCAATACATCATATCGCGTGATGTTGTGGAGCGAATGGTCAAAGCCGGGGCTGGGTGGAAGAACGGACTCATGGATGACGAGGCCATAACGGACTGCGCCAAAGGGGTTGGGATTTCAATGAATCAAGGGTGCGTCTTTGCTACGATTAATGATCAGTTTGAGGGGAAGTGGTTGTGCATGTGTTACGGGCTTGGTGAACCGTTTACATTTACCGACTTTGCCGACTTGAAAAAAGCCGATGGGCATTTCTTCTTTCGCGTAAAGCAAGATCATAATAGGCGGCTAGATGAGAAGCTGATGCGGGAGCTAAAGAAGAACCTGCCATGATCTACACCTTTGACACCAAGCGGGCGCAACTGCGGGATGGATTCTATCAGACCGGCAGCGGGCCGCGTTGTGTGTTGATTGTCGGTTCCTGCCGGACAATGGCGTTCTTAAACTATCTTGCAGCGTGGAATGAGGTAAGCGGAAACAGTTTTACAATCCGTTATATTAACCCGTTTGACTGGCACTGGAACGCAGCAGACGAACTGGTGGACTTAGAGAAGGCAATTGATGCTCTAGAAATTAACAGCGGAATCCTTGGCGTAATAGGCGATACTGAGATATTCATTCACGAACACTACGGAAACTACGGGATGTTCAATACGTCAAGAGACGCTGCAAAGAATATCTATCAGTTCGGAATGAACGCGAACACGGACATTGGTATTCCAAACTTTCACGATCACTTCATTCTCTACAACGATTTTGCGGCGTTCGGTGAAGTGCCAGAGGATTGGAAAGAGCGTGGGTTAGCGGCAGTCGATAAGTTCTGTGACCTCTGCGCTAAGACCAGTTTTCCAGAGATGGCTGAATACTTCCGAAACAACTGGCAAAACATGCGCTTGTTCTGGACTCCAAACCATACCAGCGGGGCGTTTACACTTTACCTGTTTCGCAGGATGAATGACGTGTTCCTACATCTTCCACTAGACAATGATTTCTGGCAGCGGATTGGTGGTGACGATATGTTCCGCGATCCACATACTCCCGTTCATCAAAAGGACATCGAAGCATACAAACTTACATGGAATCACTAGCCAACATATTTACGCGCATTGGACATTTCGGAAGCGATGCTGGTCATAATGACAAAGGATCAACTCATTCCTACATTGAATCATACGAGCGTTTGTTTTCGCCGTATCGGGAATTTGCCGACGTTCTAGAAATTGGACTGGCATCAGGAAAGTCACTGGACTTGTGGGGTGAATACTTTGGACCCAAAAGCACTATAACCGGTGTGGACATTTCCGTGGTGTTTGACACGTCGCGATTCCAACCACCGCGATTTAATGTGATCCAGGCAGATGCAACAAGCCAAGCGGCTATTGTTGCGCTTGGTCAAGCAAAGTTCGACATCATCATTGATGACGGAAGCCACATGCAAGCCGACCAAGAGGCAGCGTTTCGCTTGCTATCACCGCGAGTCAAGGAAGGTGGTCTTTACATTATTGAAGACATCCTTAGTCCCGAATCTAGCGTCCCATCGCTCCGCACACTTCATCCAAACTGCGAGGTAATTGATCTGCGAGGAGTGAAGGGACGGTTTGATGACATGCTGTTGGTTTATCGTTTTTAATTATGAAAATGCTCGTCACAGGAAAAAGCGGGTTTGTAGGTCGTCACGTTGTCCGCGAGTTGGAAAGCCGTGATGTCGAGATTGTGCCAGACTTCACCGACCGTCCCGAGGCGGTGATCCATCTCGGCTGGGGGCATCTTCCTAACTACGAATCATATCTACATTCGGCGCAGGTCCAGTGGCATCACGGATTTCTAAGCGCGGTCATCGGAGACGGCATCACGAACATTACCGCAGCGGGAAGCTGCTTGGAGTTGGTGGACGATCCTCCGGTTTATGGACTTGCCAAGATTAGCGTCCGCGACGGTTTGTTGTGGCGGCTCCCTACGGCCAAGTGGGTTCGGTTCTGGAATGTCTATGGGCCAGGGCAACGCGAAGAATGCTTGCTGCCGAGTCTTCGGCGCGCAATGGAGCGTGGAGACGAATCTTTCCAAGTCATTGACGGGATGCGCGATTTCATCCCTGTTCAGGATGCGGCAAAGCGGCTAGTGGATATTGCGCTGCAAGAAGAGGAGTCTGGCGTATTCGATTGCGGAAGCGGAACCGCCGTTCCAGTGATTGATTTTTGCCGCAAATTTACAGGTGATAGCACGATCCGACTAGAAACAGGATACCCAATGCCGTCCTACGAACCAAAAGTGTTTTCAATCCGCAACCGCAATGAACACGGCGATAGATAGATGTTTGTGCTGCGAGGGGGCGCTGGTTCCTCTGGTAAACTTTGGGCGGATGCCGTTGGTAAATACCTACGGCGTGACAGAAAAGTTTCCGTTGGCGGTCAACCGCTGCAAGGTCTGCTGCCATTTGCAATTGTCGGAGGCGGTTGATCCGCTGGTGCTTTACAGTGATTACGCCTACTGCTCTGGAACTGGAAAAACCGCATTGGACTTCTTTTCAGGGTTTGCTCGCACGGCGTTGTCCTACGTTCCAAATGCCAAACGGGTTCTAGACATTGCCAGCAATGACGGGAGCCAGTTGGATGCGTTTAAGTCGCTTGGGCTTTCAACGTCGGGAGTTGACCCGGCAGAAAATCTGGCAGGAATTGCCGCAGCCAAAGGGCATCTCATTCGCATTTCGCTTTTTGAAGATGTTAAATTCCAGTCAAACGAGACATTTGACATCATCACCGCGCAGAATGTGGTGGCGCACACGCACCGGCCAGTGGAGTTCCTGTCCCGATGCGCGGACATTATGCACAAGGAGTCGCGGCTGTTTGTCGCCACTTCGCAGGCAAACATGGTGGTGTTGGGCGAGTGCGACACGATCTACCACGAACACGTCAGCTACTTCAATGCGGGGTCCATGATGCGCCTGGCCGAACGTGCTGGGTTGCGACTGCTGGACATTGTGATGAACGACATCCACGGCACCAGCTACGTTTTTGTGCTTGGAATCGCTGGCGAGCCGTCCGTCCGTGTAGCGCAACGGATGCAATGGGAGAATGCGGTGGGGCTGACTAGACCGGGGCTCTACAGATGGTGGAAAACCCATATCGCAGAGAAGATCGAGCGGCTGGGCAGGACGATTGACGGATTCAAGAAGGATGGATTCTTCACTGTTGGTTGCGGGGCGGCGGCAAAAGGCATTTCCATGCTGAACATGGCATGGGTAAAATTGGACGTGCTGGCCGACAACACGCCGACAAAACATTACAAGGTGACGAGCGGGATGCTGATTATGCCGTTTGACGAGATTGCCAATCTAAAAGAACCAAAGGTGTTGTTCGTTGTGCTGGCGTGGAATGTGGGCGTGGAGATTCGCCGCAACGTGGAGAAATTGCGAAGCAGGGCGGAAGATGTGTTTATTGAGATTCGCTAAAATAACATTTGACGTTTTTACGGAACCACCGTAGAAACCCGTTCAGAGGTTCTATTCAGCCGTGCTCCTCCGGTAAAAACTTGGGCTGTATCACAGGGATTGGCCCGCCTGAAACCAAAACGTGCGCCCGCTATCGGCGGGAATTTCGCACGGTTTCACGTCCACAAATACGCAGTTTTACTTACTTACTATCATGGCCTGTCCCAATCCGTTTGCAGCAATTCAAATCGCTACCGAGCATCTCGGCAGCGAAATCTATGGTATCCCCACTCCGGCGACACCTTACTTTAACTTCGTCGAACGCGGCGTGTTTCCTCGAAACATGGGCGTTACGATGTCAACCTTCATCGCTGGCCGCGTCGAGCCTGACAGCAAATCTGCTGGCTGGTCTGCCGTTACCTTGGACAGCGCGGGCTCCGGTTCCACCGGCCCGTCCATTACTGGCGGCATCTGCGCGGACAGCTTCACTTCTGTCCCTGTTGGATTTGATACGCTGCAATACTCGCCCCGTAAGCTCCAGCTTCAGGGACCGTCTATTTGCCGCGATACGCTTAGTTTCGCGCATCAGCCCACGAAGTTCATCCAGCAGCACTACATCCCGTCTCTTGCCCACTATGTGAAGCGCAAGATCGATTTGGAGTTCCGCGACCAGATCATCAAGTTCTCGAACAAGATGTCGCTGGCGGCTGGTGGATTCTCCAACGTCGTCACCGCATCTACCAATCCGACCATCAAGCCAACTTCGCAGTTGAACTGGACTTGGCTGGACGGCGTGGCTGTTCGTCTTATTGGCGACGGTGCTGCCAACGCAGACGGCGAAGAGATTGAGATGGGGCCAGACGGTCCTGTGTTCCCGGCCTTCATCGGCCTGGAGGCTCTCAATCGCCTGTTCCAGAACGGTTCGGCTTCTTCGCCCAACGCCTTCCGGCAGGACTTCCAGTATGCCGACTCGGGCAAAGGCGCAATGGCTCAGACTCTGAAATCCATTGGCGCTTCCCGGCAGATCAAAAACTTCCGGTTTGCTCCGGTTGTGAATCCTCCGCGCTTTACCTACAACAACTCTATCCTTGTTGAAGTTGAGCAGTTTGAGTTCACCGCAGCTACGCACGGACAGAAATCCGTTGAAACCAGCGCGTATCAGAACGCCGAATACGAAGCTATCGTCATTCCGCATCGTCGCCAGTTCAAGGCGGACATCCTGACTCCTGACTACGCCGGGCTTGATTATGAGCCGTCTATGTGGACGGGCGATTGGAAGTTCATCACTGGCGGCGAGCGTATCGTATCCAACAACGTGTGCTTTGATCCTCTGCACAAGTTTGGCGCGCACTTTGCCGAGTTCATCTACGCACCGGAACCGATCCACACCAACTACGGCTGGGTTCTCTTCTATAAGCGTTGCCAGAACGATCAGTCGCTTACGGTCTGCACCAGCGGTCTGTAAACAAAACCAACCCTCAACCGGGGCGTCCTGCGAAAGCGGGACGCCCTTTTTGGGTGAAAACTTATGGCGAATATTACCGTAACGCTCTATTGGGACATGGACCTTCGCAAGTGGACAACCACTTTAGGAGGCACCACAGAGACAGACCCAATTCAAGGGCTGGTCCAAGGCGACATCGTAAAATTTGCAGTGCGCTTTGTGCAAACTGGAGTGGCGGTGGTATTGGCTGCACCGGTCTTTACGGCATCTGGAATAAAAGCTGACAACGACTTTACGGGCAGCTACCTGATCCAGCTTTCGGCACCTGTGTTGAGCAACACCACGCTCTACACGTTCACGGTAAACCCGCTCAACAGCGCGCAACTGAACACGTTCTTGCAGACGTATCGCAATACATGGTGCGCGCTGGAAATCTACGACTCGGTCAACGGCATCCTGACAACTCCGCTAGAACTGCAAATCATGCCAGGCTACAGCCTGAGCGGAACGCCAACGGACAATGTGGCTGGCGTTATTGTAGTCGCAGCAGGGAAGACAGTCACCTTCCCGCAAAGCCTGACCTTTCCCAGCGCACTCGGCACAAACGGCTTCCAGCTTACGACAGACGGCGCAGGCGCGTTGACTTGGGCGGCGGGAACAGATGCACCCGGTGGCAGCACGACTCAGGTGCAATACAACAACGCGGGATTGTTTGCAGGAATCACAGGCGCAACTACAAACGGCACCGCGTTGACGCTTGTTGCTCCGGTGCTGGGAGCAGCCACGGCGACTTCCATCAATGGCATCACGATCTCGGCGGGAGGCTCTGGCACGCTCACGATGCTTGGAAACATAGACACCAGCGCAAGCGGCTTCATCAACACCAACACAAGCGGCGGAAGCATAAACACTCAAAACAGCGGCGGCTACATCAGCACCTCTCACAGCGGAGGATCGATCAACACTAGCCAAGCTGGCGGAAGCATTGACACACGTAACACCGGAAGCATTGAATTTGGCTACGCCGGGACGCGCACTACCTTTCGCGGAAATGCTGCTTCTAGCGACAAGACCATTGACCTTCCAAACGTCACCGGAACCGTCGCAGTAGCAGCCACCAGCGCAACCGCCACGCAGGCGTTGTTCGCAACGGCGACAGCAGGCGCACCTGCCTATCGTGCGATAGCCTCGGCAGACATCGCCACCGCGCTGCTCACACCGGGACCCATCGGCGGGACTACCGCAGGCTCGGGTGCGTTTACGACGTTGACGGCTAGCAGCACGCTAGCAGTCAGCTCAACGACTACTATGACCGGACGGCTTACGGCCAACGGCGGCATCACTGTTGTCGGTGGATCATTTTTACTGACCACGAATAGCGCACTGAACGGAACTAGTGGCAGCAATACTGCAACGCTTACCAACTCACCGGGCTCCGGTAACCCAGCAAAGTGGATAGCTATTGAAGACAACGGAACAGCAAGATATATACCAACTTGGGAACTAGATCCTCCTTAACCTTTTATGAAATCACTATTCCAAATCCAAACCGAATCCGGCCAACTCTGGCCGCACATCAAAGCGCACCTTGACGGCACCGCCAATGTATCTGACCCGATCACCGAGCTAAAAGACCAGCACGCCACCGACCTCGCACAAGCCGCCTCTGACCTAGCTGCCGCCGTAGAAGCCGAGGGACGCGCCGTGCACAACCGACTCGACGCTCTAGTGCAGGCAGGCCAAGAGGCACACGCAGCAGGCGATCTCGACGCGCTAGGCAAGGTGCTGGTTGCAGCTTACGCTCACACCTCCAAGGCACGTCGCGCAAAGCTGGAAGCCGATCTCGCTGCCGCGCAGTCCGCAGTCACAGCAGCCGCTGACAAGCTAGCAGCCTTGTAGCTTTAATGGACTCAGTAACCACGTCTATCCTTGACTGGGCTGTCCGTCAAGGTCCAGGCGTTGCAATGCTACTCTTTGCAATCTGGTGGTTGAACAACCAAAACGCCAAAGTCGCAAAAGACGCCAAGGCGTCACTGGACATCGCAGCCGCAACCACCGCGCAGGCTTTCGCAGCCGCCCACGAGGAACGCAACAAGCGCTTTGAATACCTTGAATCAATGGTGCAGGGTCTTACAACCCGCTCTGACAACTGTGACCGTGATCGCCAGGCACTCTGGCAAAAGATAGTAGAACTAACCCACAAATGAACAAAACTAAAATTGCTGCTCTTGTCCTTGCTGTTTGCGCGATTCCTTTGTCTATCGACGCAACGCTCTTGCGCCTTCCGGGTGTCCCTAGCCAAGTTGCAATGTATTGGCCCTTGGTCTTGGCGCTAGCCTCGGTGCTACACAAGATTGCTTCGACGTTTCAAACTAAACCGGAATGAAAATCCTACTCGCCATGCTCTGCCTCACCCTAACCGGCTGCGCCGTGGATTACACCACGAAGACCGGAGGCAGGTTCCGCTTTGAGCTGACCGGCTCGCCCACGGAATATATCGAAGCCGGACGTTCCTACCGCAAATGAAAACCCTCGCAGAAAAACTTGTAGCTTTAACCCGACCCGAAATCGGCGTCGAAGAAGTTGACGGCACGAACTGCGGCGTTCGCGTTGATGCCTACAAGTCTGCGACCAACCTGCCGCCGCATGAGGCATGGCCGTGGTGCGCCGCTTTCGTTTGCTGGCTCGTCCGAGAGGCAATGCGTGATGGTGGACCTTACACCTTCGCTCGTCCGACCACTGCGGGCGCGTGGGACTTTGAGAATTGGTCGCTGAAGCAAGACGACTCGACACATACTCTACGCAACCCCGGCCGTAACATCGCTCCCGGCGACATCGTGATCTTCAAGTTCTCTCACATCGGCATTTGCTTGCGAGGACCAGAGGCTGGACGCATCCGCACGGTGGAAGGCAACACCGACGCCGCAGGCTTACGCGAGGGCGGTGGAGTATTCGAGAAATCTCGTTCTCTGGACAGCATCAAAACCCGCATCCGCTTTACCGTGTGACAAAATACGGATTCAAAATCTTCAACGGGCGGATCAAGGTCTATGTCGATGGGTATGTGATGTTCACCTTCAACCAGATTGACTTTAAGGGATATTACGCCTACAAAGACGACACGCTTCTTTACGGACTCGACATCTACCTGATGAACGAAAAAGGAGGCGCTACAACTATGGAAATTTACTTCAAGACCAAAGAAAACTGGCTCGGCATTTTGCGCTTGCTGGATGAAAACCTATGATCCTGGCCGACTCCTATTCCGTCGGCGTTTCGTTCATCGCGCTGATCGGGCTCGTTATTTTTCTGTGGATCGTCTGGATCGCAATGAGGTCGCAACCATGAAAGCGATCCACTGCGCCTTGTGCTGGGCCGTTGCCGCGCTGGCGCTGGCCGGCGCCCTGCTCTGGACGGATAGAGATTAGCTTTGCGCCGAGATGCCCGAACCCGCGAGGACTGGGTGGGTTTTGTCTTGACCCTCATACATCTCGGCGCACTTTTTTTGCAATTTTAAGGCGTTGAAAACCAGAGACTTGCAAACCAAATACAGAAAAGCGCAAAGTTTATTTTGACAGCGAACCATAATGCGTTCAAAGTTGGAGACATAAGCAAAATGACTACGCCTAACGCATCGACATTTATTGCCAGCAAGTTCGTTGCTCGCAGCAAATACGAGCAGGTTTTTGCCGACCGTGACGCATTATCCGAGCAACTGATAGAAGCCATGAAGGCGCTTGCTGAGTGCGTGGAGCGGCGCAACTCCGCCGAGGGGATGCTGAAGAAACTCAAATTCCAACGCGAGGCAAATGGCATTTGGACAAATTCCAGACTATGAAAAAACCAGAACCATACGGCGACACCGCGGAGCAAAAGAGATCCGCTGACCTTAGATTCCAGCGATACCAAGAGCGCATTGAAACCGAGAGCGCTTTTTTCCGAGCCAAGGTTCTAACCCTGGCGCTTCTAACCTTCATGGCAACCCTAGCATGGTCGCTGGCAAGCACCGAAAACGGACAACAGGTTTGCCGAATTATCTCGGAGATATTCCGATGAACACTTTGCGCGCAACGTATAACCCGTTGGAACCCCAAGCCTGTGGAGTGCAGGATAAAGGCTCGACTCATCAGGCAATTAAGTCGGATGGCCGCGCACCCCAACCCGATAACACTCTGCTAAGACAGTTCTGCGACTGCGGAAACAAGGTGGCGATCAAGCGCGGAAACAGTATGATCTGTCAGCGGTGCGCTGACATAGACGGAAAGGCGCAACCTTTGGTGGCAGGTAAGAGGCGCTTCTGGGGAGCGCCGAGCCAGCGGGAATACTCGGTCAGGCTAGGAGGTTGGAAATGACTGCGTGGGAAAGGGCTATGGCGGCGATGAGCGAGGACGAAGACATGCGCTCTGGAGAGGTTGCTCGCATAGAGCAAGCAGACGCCGAGGGCTACCGTTACCTTGGCCCGCTCAATCCGCTCAAGCACATGCTGCCAGACGTAACGAGGTCCGAACAGATCGCGGCAAACAAAGTCAGGCAGGAGGCAGGGAGATGAGCGCATCCCTACCATCTGAAGAGCTACCACGCCGCCTCGACCGCGAGGTAGCGGAAGAACTACGCGCACGGCTCGAAATGGATATTGCTGACATGGTAGCTGAGATGCGCCGAATGCGGGAAGACGAACTACCAATGCCGCTGACTGGCGTGGTCAATATACCGATTGGACCACTAGACGATTTCTGGCAGGAAGAACCTGCAACCGCATCCGGGCAGACCGATGGCAACAACTAGATCAAAGCAATTATGGCATACGAAATGAAAGAAAACAGCGGCTCGATGTTCGTGAATACGAAGAAAGAGAAAGACACGCATCCCGACAGGAACGGAACCGCGCTTATCGGCGGTGTCGAATATTACGTTTCTGGATGGATCAAAGAAACCAAGTCAGGTGACAAGTGGCTGTCGCTTGCGTTCAAACCCAAGGAGCAAGCACTTAGCAAGCCGCCGTCCTTTAGCAAGGATGACGAGGACCAAATTCCCTTCTGATGCAGCGATCCGAATCAATCGCCGCTCTTGCTGCTGCGCTTTCCAAGGCACAAGCAGCAATGGGTGCAGCTAAGAAAGACAGCACCAACCCGCACTTCAAGTCACGTTATGCAGACCTAGCTTCTATTTGGGACGCATGCCGCGAGCCGCTGACGAAAAACGGACTGGCCATCGTGCAACTGCCAGGAAAAGATGAGGCAGGCTACTACGTAGAGACTTTGCTGACTCATGCTAGCGGTGAGTTCATCGGCGAGAAGCTGCACATCGTCCCGACCAAGGACGATCCGCAGGGACTCGGCAGTGCAATCACCTACGCTCGACGCTACGGCCTTTCGGCTGTCGCTGGTATCGCACCAGATGACGATGATGCCGAGGCAGCTATGGGTCGCACTGACGTTCGCCGTGAGCAGTCAGCAAGAGCGGTCGTGCAAGGCAAGCCACAGCCAATCGGAAAGTCTTCACAGGAAGACTTCTAACCCAAACCAACTCCGACGCCGAGCGGAAGAATCTCGGCACTTTTTTCCAATGACCGAAATGACAGACGCAATGCGGAGATGTATGCACCGCGAGCCAACCCTTAGAAAACCCAATGCTAACCATAACACTAACGATACCGGGAAAACTCCCATCCCTCAACGCACTGCTGGCAATGCAGCACTGGTCGAGGCACAAGTTCAAAGCGGAACTGGCGACCGTATTCTCATCCGCATTGAGAGCGTCAGAAAACGACTCCTGGATGAGGACAACCTTGTTTCCAAATATCACACAGACCTTTGCCGATACTCTGGACTCATACCTTCGGACGCGCCGGGAATCTGCAAAATTGAAACAAGCCAACGCAAAGCCGAGAAAGGCGAAGAGGAGAGGACGGAGATAACCATTACCTACCCGTGAAAACCATTACAAATTAACAAGCCAACAAGGAAACAGTTATGACCGAAGACAACGAAAGATACTGGGCAGACCAAGCAGAGAAAACCAGAGGCGAGGCCGAGCCAAAGCGGAGGGTGTATCGCTGCCGCGACCGGATGTGCGGAGGAGAGGACTGTGCTACTTGCTACGGCGAGCAGGCAGCAAGTGATTTTGTAAACCAAGAAGAACAATGAGCGAAGAACTACAAGAGCGCGCCGAAGCACTCCGTCGCATGGTTGAGACGCGCGACCTGCTTATCAAAGACTTGGAGCGCGAAATCCGCGAACTGAATGCGATGCTGCATGGCACATGCAAAGAACAAGAATTGATCCCTGTATGAAAACACCAGAACAACTATACGCTCACCAAGCATCACTCCCACCGCTTCGCAGTTACTTCATCGTCTGGGAACGGCCTCATGGCTCCTACACTTGGACGCAGATTGGCGACATGTTCACCGAGCGATTCGACGCTAACGAGTTTGCAAGGAACCGAGTTGATCACAAGGAGCGACCGATCTGCGATTGCGTAGTTAGTGAATGTAATATGCAGCGGATGCCGACGCCCGAGGGCAGCGAGCCAGTGGCGTTCCTGGCAAAGTTTGAGGAAATTGATCAGCTTTATTTTGGAAAGGGTCATGCCCGGTGAAAATCTACAAGAACACACACAAGGGCGCGCCGCTCATGGATGCCATTGACGAATACGCCTCAGCTTACGAAGCGCGCAACTCAGCTTCTCGGATTGACCTATGGCGAAGGGTTAAGGTGCATATGGTCGGCAGGTTAAGCATCCAAGAAAAGTATGTGACCGACAAAGACCTAG